GTTATTAATAGATACAGTTTCTATACCTGACATTACGCGAATATTTACATTATGACTTTTAGTATCTTTGTGTAAACTTACAGACTTTTTAGGTGCTGCTTTTTTTGCAACTTTTTTAGGTGCTGCTTTCTTCTTAGGTACTGCGCCTACTTTACGTTTTTTAACCATTAAAGGGTTACTTTTTCTAGCTGCTTCGTTATATCCTTCGTAATAAGCGTCTTTTGCTTTTTTTACTAATTTTTTAACTTTACTAGCTGCCTTTTTAATTATTGAAGGCTTCTTTTTACCTACTGGGCTTTTTCCTTTATGCTTGCTAGCATAAATAGCACTAGCCTGGGCCACATATTCCGTCCATTTAGAAAATCTTTTAGGATATTTCTTTTTTATTGCCTTAGCTTCTTTTACGATCCATTGTAAAGCAGTCATTATTTTTTAATTTTTGAAAGTAAGTAAATACCAGCGCCCACAATTCCTAGTGTTACAAAAATATTCATACCAGCCTTTTGTGTACCTGGTACGTCAAAAGTTCCTTTTGATTGTTGTACTAATTGAGCAGCTTCCTGGCCATAACCACCGCGGCTTAATTTGTCTGCCAAATCTTCAATAGTAATAGTTCTATTAAACCATGTTGAACGGCCCAAAATGTTACCAGTACCGTTAGCCTGGATATATCTTACTAAATTTAACGCTTCATTTTGTACGCTGTCGCCGTCGTTAATGATCCAGTTAATTGCGTTAGTGCCTTTTGGCGCTTTAATACGCACGTCGCTTGCGTCCCAGCCCTGCCAGTCGTTAGGGTTAGGCTTATTTTCAAACATTTTAACTAAACTAACTGCTGCATCAAAAGCTGCTGCATAAGGGTTTCCAGGTGCAGCTTCATTTGCAGTTTGGCTAAAACTTTTTAAAGTATCTGTAATACTACCAATGCTTGGTAGATCTTGTAGTGCAACAGTAACTTTGTTAATTGCAACTTTATATTGCAACTCCTTACTAGATCCTGGCGTAATTACGCCAGCTTGTAATAATCTGTCGCGATCACGTACAAGTTTATCCCTATACGCTTCCATTTCTGCGCGTTTATCGGTTGCTGTGTAGCCTACGCCGCTAAGTGCAATTAGTGCCATTTTTATTTTTTTATCTTTATAAAAACTAGGTTGTCTTTTTTCATTAAATCTAGCCAAAACTGGATCGATCCAAATTTCTTTTTTAGTTCCAGGATACATAACAGCAAAAACGTGCTGCGGCTCCCTGTTACTGTCTTTATATCCCGCAAACCTAAACGCTAGTGGCACTTGTAAAATGCCTTTTCTGTTTAAGCTATCCAAAACCCCATTTGCAAATAAAGCGTAACTTTTACAGTCGCCTGGCATTGCTACTATTGCGCTAGGGCTACGAAGTGTTTGGTTGCTGGTGCTTTCAATGTAATAAGGAACGTTTGATTTCAAAAAGTTCCAAATATTACGCGCCGTTTCAAGTTCACTTTCACCAACAAAATAGTCGCTTATTTTGTCGTATTCCTTTTGCCACTGGTAATGAGTGTCTACAATTCCGTCTATTATGTCGGTAACTGTTTGATCCGAACTAACTACCCTTTTATAGTTTTTAAAAGGCGCCAGCTTTTGTAAAACTGCGCTTTTACTAACCATTGTAAAAATTATAGTTTATGTCAAAAGGTAAATAGATCCCGTCAACTGCTGCCGTTCCAGTCAATTTAAAATTGGCCGATTTTGTTCTAATTACCTCACTAATTGCATTAATAGCCCCGCTAAACGTCGTTACAGCTTGCAGCGGTAAAACTACCTGGCTATTCGCTTTTATATCCGTTTTTTGGTTATAAAATACATCTGCTACCTTTTGGCCACTAGCCAAAAATAGTTCTGCATTAATATTTGAAATTGTCGTTGAAATATTGGTCGGGTTGTATATAGTTACGTCCAAATTGATTTCAGGGTTTAAAAAGCTGCCGCCGATACCAATTTTAGTGATCAAGAAGCTAACTCCCTGACTAAACCGGTATTTTCCATAGATCCACCAAATTGCTGCGGCTCCCAGTAGGACGCCCACCCATTTTTTAGCTGCCATACCTTACAAAGTTACGAAAATTACCTGGAAATTCCTCAAAAAAACTTTTTTTTAAAAATAGTGTGTGTTGGTTAAACTTTTAGTTTAAAATTTATTATCTTTGCGTAGGCCTGGGGGCCCGCAAAGATAAAAATTAAACCACCTATTTTAAACCACTTAAACCGGTTTAAATTATTTTCTTTTCACCTTTATTTTAAACCACTAAATAAGCGATAGATACCAGGCACAAAAAAACCAGCGCTTGGCTGGTCTTTTGGCGGCGTGCTGGGTTGCTGCTGTGTTTTAATTGTTCAACCAGACGCGGCAATAAAATTTTTTCGTTCGTTTCTCGTATAAATTTACATAATGTCCGCCAACTTTGCGGGCAAAATCAATAAAGTTTTCAACTCGGTTTATATTCCGGTATTTTTTTGGTGTAACTCCTTTGTATTCTTCAAAAAAAATTATAGCTGTATAGTATTCCATTAAAATAAATTTTGTTGTTTATAAAAATCGGTTTTAATCAGCTTATAAATTCTAATATTTTCATCATAATACTTATATCCGTCTTCTGTAAATTGCTGTCCTTTTTGTACTTTAATTATGTTTTGATTTTTTAATTTAGACAATATACGTAAACAGCCAATTTTTGTTACTGGAACTACATTTATAATTCCTTCTAATGTAGATCTTTTATGATTTTTTAAAAAGTTAATAATTTTTTGCTCGTTTGTCATTTTGTTGTATTTTTGTCGTGAAAGGAAAATAAGCAGTTAATTAGGGTTAATTGTTTTGTCCAGGCGGTCAAATTTTTGGCCGCTTTTTTTTGCAATTAACTTTAAAAATTCTACGTCCTCGGGCTGTAATAGTTGCCCGTTGTACTCTATACGCCAGTTCGCGCCCTTCTTTACAAGTTTAAAATGTTTGTGCATTAACATATAAGCTATGAAACGTTTAGTATCTTTTCGCATATAAATTTTCTTCGTTTTTGTAAATATATTTTTTATCGATCCAAATTTTGCATAATTGCTTGGCCCAGTTAGTACCTTTTGCGTGTTGCTCCTGGATCTCGGCAATTAGATCCTTATACGCAATAGGGCCATAAATAAGCTGGTTTATTATGTTTTTATGATCTAATTCCGTAAATTGTTTTGGGTGCTTAATTTCAGGCTTTTTGCTTTCACCTTCAATAGATACTTGCTGCCAGTTGCCGCCAATGTTCATTAACACAACTGGATCAAAATCTTCCGAACTTCTTAAAAATCTAGGCTGTAGAGTAAAAGTTTTTTTGTCTTTGTCTTTTACCATTTCAAGCGTGCTAGAAGCCCAGCGATCACAATTAGATCCTAGGTGTCCTAATGTCTGCGCGCCCAGGCCTTTGCCCTGGTGAAGTACGCCTACAAATAAACAGTTATATACCTTTGTTAAACGTTTAAACCAGTTCACTAGCTTGCGGCTTTCTATTTCGCTATTATAGTCGAAAATAAGATCCAAAAGGCCGTCAATTATGATAACCGGACAGTCAGGGTTATTTTCTAAATAATTAACGATTAAGGCCCTTATTTCGCCTGGGCCGTCCTCGCGCACTGTAAAGCAGTCGCACCAGTGCGGTAAATTGTTTAAGTTGCTAAATTGCTTAATTCTGTTAACTTGTCTGTAAAAGTCGTAGTCGCTGCTCTCGGTATCAAAATACGCAATTCTGCGCCTTCCTTCCGGAAAAGTAAATTTCATTGAAAATACTTCACCAGGTTGGAAAGCGCTAGCGATTGCGGCCGATAATATAGTACTTTTCGCTGTTTTTGGTAAGCCCGATATTACTATGAAATTTTGTAAAACTCCTATGGGCTTATTTTGAACTGTAAATACTACCTGGCTTTGTGGGGGGATATAGTCAGGTTTAAATTTTCGTGCAGCTAGTTTTTCTTCTAAAGTTAATTTGTTTTGTCCTTCTACCATTATATACTTTGTAAAAAAGCGGTTAAGATAGCTGCAATAATTAGGGCTATTATAGCTTGCTGGTTGTTACTGAATTGAAATAACTGGGCTAGCTTCTTTTTCATCTTGTAATTTTTCTAGGGTTAAAAAATATTCGTCGGCTAAAATAGTGCATTCTTTTAAAAGTGTAGAAAGTCCTATTTTACTATGATTGTTTTGCATTTCTTTAGCACAAAGGATCTGTAATAAAACGTGCTCGTATTTCGTCATACCTGGTATTGGTGCGTAAATTCTGCCAAATTGATCCTGGGCCGGCATACATGGGAAAGCTGGGCTATTTTTTTCTACTTTCATAAGTTTTTTTTGTATGGTTTAAAAATTCGTTTAAAGCTGTTTCAATAGAATAGTATCTTACTGGATAAACGCAAGTTATTGCTCTTTGTACGTCCTCTAGGGTACTAAAAAAAATAAAAGGCGTGTCCTGGATAGTAATAAGTTCACAATATATTGTGCCTTTGTCAGTTGGTAGTTCAATCATTGTTATAATTTTTATAACTTACAATATATTCTATATTTAATTGATCCAACAAGTTTTTATAGTGTGATGCTAATACAAAAAGATCACTATTATTTTTTAGTGTAATAGTAATTTTTTCGTGTTTATGAGCAAAACTAACAGAAAATGGCTGTTCTATTGTTTGGGTTAAATTTATATTTTCCATTTGTGTATTTTTAATTTGTTAAAGCTAATTGAGCAATAGCGTCTTTAATTTCTTCTATTGTTTTTTTTATTTCGTCTGCTGCGTGTTGTGCTATTTCTAATTTAGTAGAATAATTTTTTATCTCTCCTTCCCATTTTAATAAATTAGTTTTTAATGCTTCTATGTCTGCATTTAACATTATTATTGCTCTTTCCATTTGTGTAGTTTTTAAAGTTCGTTATTAGGTTGCTTTTCTGTAAATTCCTTTACTGCAATAGAAAGGTATTTGTTATTGGCTTTGCTAATCTTTACCCAGCCAGCAACTTCGTACAGTTTGCCGTCTGCTTTAAAATAGCCCTGGTAGTCAGGTTGCTTTTCGTTTTTTTTGTTTTCAACTTTGTTCATTGATCCGAAGCCGTCGGCTAGGTCTTTTAAATACTCGTTCATTTGTTTGGTTTTAATAAATTATAAAATTTAAATAGGTAAAAAAGTATGTAAGCGCCGCTGTATGTTAATAGACATACTGGTACGCTTACTGCAATAAAAAATATTATTGCAGCTAATCTTATTAGTTTACGTCGCATTGAAAACTGTTTTCTAGTCTTTTTATTTCGTGCTGGTAATGCTCCAGGGCCGCGTCTATTAGGATCCTTATTTCGAAGCAAAGATCAAACGGCAAATCGTTTTCATTTAAGGATAAAAACTTACCAGAACTAGAATAGAAAAAAAACGTACATTGTTCGTACGGTGAAAGTGCGCGCAGTGCTTCTAGGCGCAAAATTTTGTGCTGTAAGCTGGCTATTTCGCCCAGGATCCTACTGTCGGTTTTTAATTGCATATATTAGGGTTTTTGTTTGTCTTTGGTAAAATTATAGTAAAAACGTTCAAACTACCAAATTTATTTTTTAATAGACGTAAAAAAGCCCGGTATAGACATACCAGGCTTTCTCTACTAAACTTTGCTTTATTTATCTACCAAACTTGCCGAATTATGCTAAAAATAGCGCTTTTTCCTCGTTCCTGCGTCTTGTAAGGCCAGGTAGTACTACCTTTTGGCCGTTTACTGTGCCTTTATTCCAGCGATCAAACTGCGCCGCCACTTCTGTTTTAGGTGCGCCGCTATTTAATAGCCTTAATAAAGTGCTATTTTTAAAGTTTCCAATACCTACGTTGTACACAAAACTGGTTAAACTATCTAACTGATTTTGGTTTATAGGTACTTTTACCAGGGCTTTGATCTGTGGCACAATAGCCTTAGTTTCTTTTCTAAGCCATTCCACCGCTTTTGCCTGGGTTATACTATCACCAAGCTGCACTTTACGTTTAGCGTCGTAATTGTAGGTAGATCCGTAACCGATTGTAGGTATTCCCACTGGATCTATGTACGCATCTAAGTACTTATTTATGTCGTCGGCTTCAAACTTTTTAATAAGTTCTTCTGCCTTTGCCCCTATTGCCATTGTGCTGCTTAATAAGATTAACGCCACAATTCCAATAACCAGGTATTTTTTAGCCTGGCTTGTCATTATGGACGGTTATTTAGGTTGATGTCGCCGTCTTTGGCTGCAAATAGTCCTAGGCCGCTTAAAATGGCTGTAATACCAGTTGGCACGTCGCCTTTTAATACAGTAGCTACTCCAGTAATTACTGCACCTAGTCCAAATAATGATGTTTTCCAGTTCTTAAACATAAATTACATTTTAGTTACAAAATCAAGTTTTGTTTCAATGCGCGCTAAACGGTCTAATATTTCACTATTGGTGTTATTATGCTTAGATAAATCACTTTCAATC